GACAAACAGGACAGTCAGTCACAACAGCAAGTAACAATTATCCTATTATAGCAATTAGATTGAAAAATACGTTCAATTCATATCCTAATAGGATTACTGCTCGTATGGGTAATATTAATTTATACGCTGAGAATTATCCAGTATATTGGAAACTGATAAAATTAGCTAATAGTGGTTCTATAACTTTGGCAAATACAACTTGGACAAGTGTAAATGACAGTTCTGGAGTTGAATATAATCTGTCAGCAACTGCTTTTTCAGGCGGCGATGAGATGGATAATGGTATTGTGGGAACATCAAGTCCTGGCGGTTCTGGTAAAGGAACTGGCGTTGCTCCTGTAAATCAACCAAGTAATGCTAAGAAAAACTTTATTGCTCAAAACATTGATTCGTCTAATTCTGAAATATATTTGGTCGCTGCTCAGGCAATTGGAGGAACTGCTAGTGTTTGGGTAGGTCTTCAATGGAGAGAAATTTATTAAAAACTAAATAGAACGTCAGTGCGAGTATAAAAGGGTACGCCAGACCTCGCATATATTAGGAAAACCCAAGGGGAACTCCATATGTTTAATAAGTTAGATAATAAAACACAGCTAGAGTCTGTCGTAGACCTCACTGACAAAGCAAAGCTGTCTATTTACAAAAAATCATCAAATTCTGGTTTTTCAACTGGCATACTTGAAGAAGTATATCGTCGTGGATATTCATCATGGGATGAGTCATTTGATATATCACCAGAACAATTAGGGTTTGATAGAGTAAATTCTTTTATTGCTGGTGGATTTGCTTCGCAATTAGACGAAGATTTAACAAAAGCTTGCTGGAAAGGTTATGAAGCCATTGGAATGAAGAAAAAGAATGGTAAGAAAGTTCCTAACTGTGTTCCTAACTGTGTTCCTAAAGAAGAATATACTGGGTCAGAAAAAGTTTCCAAAGATAAAAACAATCCTGCAAGTAGATTTGATGCAACAAGTGAACTTGTTAAAGTTTATTCAGATGATACTCCTGGTCAATCAAAGACCAAAAAGGTTATTACTAAAATTGTTCGTGAAAAACTTGAAGAAGTTGCTGCTTGGCAACGTAAAGAAGGCAAAGACCCAAAAGGTGGTTTAAATAAAAAAGGTGTGGAGTCTTACAGAAGAGAACATCCTGGTTCACATCTCCAGACTGCTGTAACAACTAAACCATCAAAATTAGATCCTAATAGTAAATCAGCAAAACGCCGTAAATCATTTTGTTCAAGAATGAGCGGTATGAAAAAGAAATTAACATCATCAAAAACAGCACATGATCCAGATTCACGTATTAATAAAGCTTTAAGAAAATGGAACTGTGAAGAAACTCAAGTTAATGAATTGAATATTCCACTTGGTACAACAGGTAAAAGAGGAAATACTCCAACTCCTTTAGTTGCTATCAGAATGGCTGATGGTAAAATTAAAAAATTACCGCCAGGAAAAAGCGGAAGCTCTGGTGGTGGTGGAGATGAAGAATGAATAAAGAATTAGTAGAAGCATTAAAAGTAGCTTTGGCAGATACATTTGCTTTTTATTTGAAAGCTCATAACTTTCATTGGAATGTTACTGGACCAAACTTTTCTGAATACCATAAGTTTCTTGGTGATCTTTGGGAAGAAACATTTGCTGCTGTTGATCTTATTGCTGAAGGTATTAGAACTCTTGATGCTTTTGCTCCAGGTTCGTTTTCACGTTATAAAGAACTATCTAATATTGAAGATGAATTAAAAATTCCATCTGCTATTGATATGATTAAAAAACTTTCTTCTGATAATGAAAAAGTTCTTTCGTCTTTATATAAAGCATACGAATTAGCAGAAAAAGAAAAGAAATATGGTATTAGTAACTTTTTACAAGATCGCATTACGGCTCATGATAAACACGGCTGGATGCTCAGATCATTTATAAAGGCATAATATGAAACCCTTTAGTCTAGAACACATCATTAGAAATATTGCTCAAGGTAATTTTACTCCTTCAGATCAACCAAAGATTACTCTTGAACATACTATTAGAGAAGTTCATGAATCTGTTGGTACACTTGGAACTGATAAGTTTCAAGGATCACAATTTAGAACAGCGAAAACAGTTGCTCCTGTTATTAAACCAGGACATAATGAAAGATCAGAAACTGCTGCTAATGCAAGAAACACTGCTAAAACAGATAAAAGTTTAACATTACATGGTAAGGTTTCTGAAAGCGCACCATCAGATATGAGTGGTGTTACTGCTGCAACTCAATGTCCATCAGAATCAGGTAAGAAGAAATCAATAAAAGAAACACCTGCGCCAAATTATGGTAATGCTGCTTCTGTAGGTTCATGGCCAGCCGCTGAAGCTGGAAAGAAAAAAATTAAAGAAGAAGCTGAAGCTTCAGGAACTATAGCACGTCGTAAAGTTAAAGATGTACCAAGACCTGATGATGCAGATCCAAAGTCTGAAAAATCAAAGCTATCAAGACTTGCTCAGATTAAAACAAAAATTGTTGATGAAGAAAAAATTGTTGCAGGAAAAACACCTGTTATACTTGATCCTGTTTTAAAGCAAGTAACACCAGAAGGTGATATGAAAGCTGCAAATAAAAGATATAAAAAGATTGTTAAAGAAGCTATTGCTGAAGCAAAACTTCCTGTGTCGGGTATTGCCGGATCTGGTCTTGGTGTTATGGACAAACTTTCAACTGCCTATAATCAAGCAAAATCTGGAGAATATAAAAAAGCTTTATCAACAGCTGGAACTGCGGCTGTTCAGGGTGCTTTAACATATACACCAGGATTAGGAACTGCTTTGCAAGTTATGGCACCAACACCTGCTGGTGCTGCAACGTCAGAATTTGAAAGACAGAAGAAATTAGGAGTAACTCCGAAACCAGCTAGTTCAGATTCTTCATCGTTAAAAAAAGATAAATCAAGTTTTGGACCAGACACTTCAGGATTTAAATAATAACTTAACTTTAGAGGAAATAAAAAAATGTCAGAAGAAAATAAAACAAAATCAATTCAAGAAGCTCTTGCTGAAGTTCAGCGTCGTGTTAATGAAGAAAGAGCACGTAGAGTTGCTGAAATGATTGAGAAAATTGAAGATGAAAATGTTGAAATGATGGAAGCTCCTAATCTTAGTGGTATTGTGAGTGCAGCTAAATCTATTGCTCCAGCAGCTGTCCAGACTGCTAAGAACTTTGCTTCAAATGTTAAAAAAGGTTTCTCAGGAAATGTTGGCAATGTAACAAGAAATATTACACCAACAACTACTAAAACTGGTGCTACTAGACCTGTTGGATCAACATTTGCAAAACCAGGTGTTGCTTCAAAGGCAGGTGAAAAGGTTGGTCAGGCTGCAAAAACAGTAAAAGATAATCCAAAAACAGCTGGAGCTGTTGGTGCTGCTGCTACTGGAACTGCTATTGGTGTTTCTGCTGGTAAAGGATCTTCACAAGCAAAACCAAGTGATTCAAGTGTTAAAATTGTTAATACTAAACCAGCACCATCGTCAAGTTCTTCAGAGACAAAAAAACAGACATTTGGTCAAGCTTTTTCTACTGCAAGAAAAGCTGCTGGTGGTCCAGGCGGTAAGTTTTCTTTTGGTGGAAAAGATTATAGTACTGCAAAAAAAGGTGAAAAACCAGTTGCCACATCAAAATTAAGAAATATGAATCCAAAAGGTCCAGAAGCTCCTTCAACACCATCAGCAAGTGTTTCTGGTGCTTCTATGTCATCAACTCCTATTGCTCAACAGAAGACACTTACACCAGAAAGTGGAAAGAAAAAGAAAGTATCAGAATCAATTATTGATGCTTTTTTAAATCTACAAGACGATAAAAGTGGTAATATGTTTGAGGCTGCAAAACATCTTTCAGCAAAGCAGAAGAAAATTGCTGCTGTTGCAGGTGATCCAGACAAGATTGATCCAGAAGACTTTAAAGCACTTCGTTCAAAGAAAATGGAAGAAGCTTCTGTAGACCATCTTGGTGCAAGCACTGTTACTAAGAGCAAGACAGGTTATGTTGATCCATCAACTCCAAAGGTTCCATATTCACAGCTACCAAAACCAGGTAATGCTGCTGGTGACGTAATTGCAAAGGGAAAGAATGCTCTTGATAAGAAGGGAGTTCGTGAAGATACTGAAGTTGAATTTTCAGAAGCTGAAATTGAATTCATTAATTCAGTGATTGGTACAGAAGGTAATAATGAATAATAAATCAATATTTACAGAGGCAGAGTTAGCACACTTTGCCTCTGTTATGGAAACACCAGTGGCACAAAAATCACCAATTATTCGTCTTGGTAAAGGTAATCAAGATGAAAGAGGAATTGGTGATACAGTTGATGGTAATACGTTAACAGACGAATCCGGGAAGGATAAGAAACGAAAATGCCGTTAATAACTAACAATATGATTATAGCAGGAGAAAAAGTTGAACAATCGGTTGAACCTACACCTGCTCCTAAAGTTTCTACACCGCCTTCTAAACCTGCTCCTACAGTTCCATTAGAAAGAGTTTCTATGGTAACACGTACAAAATATAATAAAGCAAATGAAGGCATATTGATTGTTGATGGTAAAGAAAAAAAGATTTCAAAGCAATCACAATATATTCTAGATATGCTTTCACTGGATAATGATTAATATAAATACAATTAAAAAGGTTTAAAAGGAGAACTAAAATGGCCCAATGGGGAAGAAACGATCAATCTGTTACTGCTAATAGTACTACTACTAAAGAGTCATCAAATGGTGCACCAATTGGAACTTGGGCTTTAGTAAAGGGTGGTGGTGAAATTAACACTGTTCGTGTTGATGGAGCAAATGCACATTTTGGTAATACATCAGCCGGTTCAAGAGCAAATGTAGATGTTGCTATGTATAACAATACTACTATTGGAGCTTTTATACCAGGAAAAGCAGTTGGTGTTTTTGGTGTTGATGCTACTGAAGTTGGTATTGTTGGTGGACTTGCCGAAGTTTATGTGACTTCTGGTGGTACAGGATATGGTGCTAATGCAGTTGTTACTATTACTTTTGCTAATGGTACCACTAATTCATCAGCAGTAAATTCAACTTCTGGCTCAACAAATTCAAATACAGGTCGTATTGTCGCTCTAACTATTAATTCATCTGGATCTGGTATTGTTGGTGGAAACCCATCCCTTGCTATTGCCGCTCCTGCCGCAATTAATATTACTGCTAATTCAACTGGTTTTAGTAATACTACTGATACCTTAGTTGTCACATCTGCTAATTCAAAATGGCAAGTTGGTGATAGACTTTACTATTCAGTTCCAACTGGAAACACACCAATTGCTCCATTAACTGGTAATACATATTATTATGTATCATTTGCTAATACTACTAGAATTGCTATTTCAGCAACTTCTGGTGGAGCTAACATTGATATTACCGATGCTAGAGTAACTGCTTCTGGGGAAACGCATACCATTCAAGGCGATACTGCTACTGGATATACTGTAACTGCTGGTGGTTCAACTAAAGGTGTTGCACATGCTGGTTGGGTTGTAAGAACAGAAGGTTCAGGTGGTCGTGCTGGCCGTGTTCAGTATGAAACATTAGTTGCCATGGGATCTCTTGGAGCACAAACTGCTGCCTATGGAACTCCTGCTACTACAGCAGATACTTCGGACGATACATTCCTTCCTGACTCTTGATAGTTATGAGTATTTAAATGACAGATAATAGCAAGAAAGTTTCGGAATTACCAATTGCCGCTAATGTTGTGGCAAATGATAGAGTCATAGTTCTTTATAACGTTGCAACAAGTGCATCTGTTAGAACTATGACAATAGGAAATCTTGCTAATAATGTTGCTCAATATGTACCAACTTTTAATAACACTGCAGTAAGTTATACATGGACAGGCATACAGAATTTTTCTAATGCCGTCCATTTCTCTGAACCAGTTACCTTTTTAAGTGGTGTCATTACATCTTCTGGATTTAGTGGCACCTCTAATAATACTTTATATGTAGGCTCTACGCCAGCCGCTGATGTTGTTTCCTCTGCACAGTTACAAGCTAATTTGGCTCATTATACTAATTTTTCTAATTATGTTACATTAGAACAATTACAATCAAATCTTTCTAATTATTCAACTATATCATATACAAATACTTTAGTCACAAATTCTTATTCTAATGCAGTTTCTTTTGCTAATACTATAGCAAATACAGCATATACTAATGCTGTTTCATATGTTAATAATAAGTTTTACGTTAATACAAGTCAGTTATCTAGTAATCTTTCTAATTATCAAACAACTGCTGGATTATCATCAAATGTTTTGACATTGACTGCTAATAACACAACTTTTGTTGGAATTGTATCTGCAGCAAATGTAGTTTCCAATGCACAGTTAACATCTAATTTAGCTAACTATACAAATACTTCTTCTTTAACTGCACTTTCTTACGTTAATACATCACAGTTAACAAGTAATTTATCTAATTATCAAACAACTACTGGATTAACGTCTAATGTAGCAGCATATCTTCCAACATATACAGGTATTGTTAACGGTTCATCTTTTGCTGTAGGTAATTCATTTACGTCAAATTCAACTCTTGTTAATGCTGTTGCAATTAATGTAGTAAATCAAACAAATACTGCAACTCTTTATGCAACTACTTCTGCAAATATCGGAACATATTTTACAGTCAATTCATCTGCAGCTGTTATAAATGTTAATGGTAGTTTTTCAGCAGCAAATCTTTATGTTGATACTACAAATACATATTTCAATTCAAATACTACTATTGCTGGTACAAATACAGTAATTACGTCAAATATTTTTGTTTATGGATATCTTTCAGTTAATAGTGAGATAGTTGCTTCTAATGGTCTTTATTCAAATTCATCTTTTGGTTCTGGACCATCATACGGTGATGGTATTGTTGTTGATTATGTATCTACTAATGGAAGAATTTCAGTTGGTTCTTCTGATAGTTTAACATTTTATACTGGTGGTGTTGGCACAACAACAATGGCAGTTATGAATAGTAGTAGTTTATCAGTAAATGGCAGCTTATATATAAGTGGAACACCAGTTGCTAATTCTACTGGTGCTAACAACTCTTTCAATTTAGGATCTGTTGCTGCCGCAAATTATGTACAAAATACAGATTCAAGAACTTTATCTGGTAATTTAGTATTTTCTGGTGCAAATGTAACATTTTCTTCTAATACATTAAATCTTGGTACTCCAAATGTAGCACATACTGCAGCATTATCTAATGGATATTCAATGTTACCAAATGGTTTATTAATGCAATGGGGAACTGCTCCAGCGGTTAATTCAACAGCAAAAGTTATTACATTTTCATCAGCAACTGGTGCTTCTTTTGTAACAAATGCATTTTCAGTTACAGCAACTACAAATACATCAGCATCACATGTAGCAGTAACAACTGTTAATTCTACTGCAATAACATTGGTTGCGAATACCACAACAAACACAGCTGTTAATTGGTTAGCAATAGGAATTTAATAAAAAGCAAGAAAAATAATGAATCATGAAAAATTGACACATGAAAACTATTTAATATTTTGTGCACAGCATTATAACGGTAACAAATATTATACCACTGAAGAGTTTGTTGAAGACTTAAATAGAGTTAAATATATCAAAAAATTAATAACCAGATATATTGAGAATGATGATTTAAAAGAACGTTTGATTTTGAATCATATTATCGTTCTTAATAATTGTTTTGGTCCTGAAATTACGTGTAAAATATTATATTTGAAACTTAAACCACAGATGAAATATGTGAAACCTTTTTTGATTTTATTAAATATATTACCTGAAAAAATATATAATGTTGACAATCAAGAAATGATAGATACCGATATTATTGACATGGATCAAAATATAATATCAAAATTAAGGAAAGTATAAGTGCAAGTTTCTGTAAACCATTTAAATCTTTTTATAAAATTTGCGGTCAAAGAGCTTGGATTAAAATCTTTGCCTAATATTAAATTTGTTGGAAGTTCTGAAGATAAAAGAGATGCTTTTGGTCATTCTGTAGGTAATAATATTGTTGTTCGTATTACTGATAGACATCCTATTGATGTAATGCGAACAATTGCACATGAATTAATACATTTTAAACAAAATATACAAAAAAAGAATATTGGTAGTGAAGATCAGGCTAATATGTTAGCTGGACGTATTATGAGAAAATTTGATATTAAATATCCACATATTTTTAAAGATAAAGCAATAAAAGCTAATATGATGGAAGATGGTGGAATGACAACATCTGCTCTTCCTGTAAATAGAATGGGAGCATCTAGTTCAACGACAGGAACTGGTGGAATTGATCTTATTGATCCTTTAATGAAATTGAAGGCACCTTTAAAGAGAAAACAATTAAGTCAACCATGGGACTTCCAGTACAAGATGAATTCTACTAAATACAATTATGTTTCACCTGGAGGTATTCCTAAAAAGTTACGAGATATAATTGGACGTGATTACAAGAATGAAAAACGCTCTGATAAGAGGTAATCATGCCAGACGGTTCAAATAATTGTATACAGTCTACTATGTTATCAAATATGGAAAGAAGACAAGATAGACTAGAAGAAGTTGCCGATAGGTTAACTAGTATATCAGCAGATCTTAGTAAAATGATTGCTGTTCATGAACAAAGACTTAATCAACAAGAACGTCAATTAAATAATGTAGAGCTTTTAACTGAAAGACGCCGTGAACAATATGATGAAAAATTAGGCATAGTTTTTAAGAAAATAGATATTTTAAGAGAAGAAACAATATCGCAATATGAGTCTTTAAGTGAAAAAATTGTTGATGTAGAAAAACAATTTTGGAGACTTGGTGGTGCTTTTGCTGTTATAGCTTTTATTTTGGCTTATGGACCAAGTATCATAAAAGTATTAAATCTTCAATAATACCTCTTGACAATAAAGAAAAAAGTAGTATAATTGTGTTCTGAACAACAGAATAGGTTATATAATGGATTGGCTTGAACAAAAATATATTGGTCTTTTGAGTAACAGATTAAGGAATTTCAAGAGAAAATCCAACAACTTATATAATTTTTCTTGTCCAATTTGTGGTGATTCTCATAAAATTAAATCTAAAGCGAGAGGATATGTATATGACAAAGGTGGAAAAGGCATTTACCATTGCCATAATTGTGGTGTTACACATTCTATTCCTAATTTCATTAAACTGGTTGATAGTGGACTTTATCAAGAGTATCAGTTAGAAAAAATATCAAATAATAAATCTAAAGAACAGATAGAATATGATAACTTCGTCGCTAAGATGAAGAAACCAATATTCATGAAAGAAGGACCATTAAAAGGTTTAAAGAAAGTCAGTCAACTTGCACCAGACAATACAATTAAAAAATTTGTTGTTGACAGAGGAATACCAACTCCTTATCATGCCAAGTTATTCGCATGTCCTAATTTTATGGATTTTACTAATAGTTTGGTTCCCAACAAATTTTCAACTGATGCTTTGGCTAAAGATGAGACAAGACTTCTTATTCCTTTTATGGATGTTAATAAGTCCGTTCATGCTTTTCAAGGTCGCAGTCTTAGAAAAGGGAGTGCGGTTAAATACATTACAATCATTCTTGATGAGACAATACCTAAATTGTATGGTCTGGACACTGTGGATTTTAACAAACCTATATATGTCGTTGAGGGTCCGATTGACAGTATGTTTCTTAATAATTCTATTGCTACTGCTGGAGGTGATCTGGTTAGTGCAATTGGAACTCTTGAAAAATCAAATTTGGTAATTGTTTATGACAACGAACCAAGAAGTAAAGAAACTGTCAAAAAACTTGACAAAGCTATTATGAATGGTTATAATGTCTGCATTTGGCCTTCTAATTTAGAGCATAAAGATATAAATGATATGGTTCTTGCTGGTCTTTCTTCTGATTTTATTTCTTATATAATTAAGAATAATACATATAAAGATTTATCAGCAAAGTTAGCTTTACAGAAGTGGAGTAAAATATGAAATTTCGTAAGAAGGCAGTTAATGTAGAAGCAAGACAAATTAATTTGGCAAATATTGACCAAATTGGAGATTGGTGTAACGGATTTGTTAAGAGACGTGAAGATAATTTTGAGCCTAGAATTGAAATTATTACACTTGAAGGTATTATGACGGCTCGTTTGGGTGATTGGATTATTAAAGGTATTTCTGGAGAGTTTTATCCTTGTAAACCAGATATTTTTGAAATGACATACGAGAAGGTTGATGAGAAAGAAGTTTGATAAAAGATTGTATAATAACAATGATCCGGCAAAACTAACAGCAATAGAATTTTTTAAAACAAAAAATAAAATTGCTGTAGTTAATCCAGATGATTATGGTATTGATCTTATTGTTGACAATGAATTTTACTGCGAAGTAGAAGTTAAACATAGATGGAACGGAAAAGACTTTGCTTTTCCAACACTTCAGATTCCAGAGAGAAAAAATAAGTTTACTGTTTTAGATAAGCCTGTGATATTCATGGTTTTTAATTCTGATAAATCATATGCGTTTTTGGTTAAGGGTGAAGATGTTTTAACTTCTCCGTTGGTTGTTGTTCCAAATAAATATGTTGAATTTGGTGAAAAGTTTTTTCAAATACCAGTGAACAAATTAACAAAAGTTAGAGTAGGAGTTTGATATGAATAGTGCTAAACATTGGTCTAATATAAATACTCAAAAGGAGACCAGTGATGCATTATAGAAAAATTTACGAAGATTATCATAAGTGTAGTTTATTACCTGAAATAGAGATACACCATATTGATGGTAATAGAAACAACAATGACCCATCAAACCTATTAGCAGTTACTATTGAGGAACATTTAGACATTCATTATAAGCAAAAGGACTGGGGTGCAGTCCAAGCAATCATAATGAGAATGGAAAACAAAGATGGTATCAGAGAAGCGGCTAGTAAGTTTCAGTTGAAAAAGTTAGAGAATGGAAAACACAACTTCCAGAAGATGACCAAAGAGAGAAGAACAGAAATCTCTAAGAAAACCATGGAAGAAAGATTGGCCAATGGTAATGGTGCCTTTTTGATTGCTGATAAGATAGAAAACTCCAGAAATGCTGGTCTTATCTCAAAGCAAAAGAAAACGGGATTTCACGATCCAAACAAAACTGGTGGTGTATTTGTTAGAGGAACTTGCTGGTGGACGAATAAATCTACTGGTAAAAAAGTAAGACAGAAAGAATGTCCCGGTGAAGGATGGAACAAAGGAATGAAATAATGAACACAGCTAAGATTATTGCAATAACACAACCAATGATTTATGAAACTGAATCGTCTATGTGGTTTCTTAACAGACAAAAAAATATAACTCCTGAAGAATTTATTGCTTATACGGCAAGAGTATCTAATCCTTCAAATCAAATGAATAATCAAACATCTTCTAAACTATTAAATTATTGTATGAAAAATAACCATTGGTCTATTTTTGAAATGGTTAACATTGTAATGGAAATAAATACGACACGTGATATTGCTAGGCAAATTTTACGACATCGTTCATTTTCATTTCAGGAATTTTCTCAAAGATATGCAGATCCAACTTCAGACTTAGGTTTTGTTGCAAGAGAAGCACGTCTTCAAGATAATAAAAATAGACAAAATTCTATTGAAACTTGTGATAAAGAATTACAAAGAGATTGGAAAGTAAAACAAGATCAATTAATTCATGAATGTGAATTGGGTTATAAGTGGGCAATTTCAAATGGTATTGCTAAAGAACAAGCAAGAGCTGTATTACCAGAAGGTTTGACGGTTTCTAGAATGTATATGAATGGAACACTTCGTTCATGGATTCATTATTGTCAAGTTAGGATTGCAGAAGGAACTCAAAAAGAACATCGTGAAGTTGCTATGAATGCATGGGAGGAAATATGTAAAGAGTTTTCATCATTGAAGGAAATACAATTATGAGCAAGATTGTCTTAGTTGAAACCGTGGCCACCTTTCGTCATATGTATGTAGTAGCGGTAAAGGATGATGAACCGATTGAATATGCCTTGGATGATGTCGCCGCATATGCTACTGGATTTGAGAACGGTTTAACCGAGTTTGCTCAAAACCATGTTGGTGAGGATATCTTTTCTTACCGTGAAGTTTCTGAAGATGAATATATAAAGATTTTTGATAAAGAGAATGATTATCTAAAAGAATGTGATTCTGAAAAGAAAAAAGAATATATCTATAAGTGTGGTGAATAAGTATGTCAAGTAAACTAATACAAGTTAAAGTTAGCAAGGTTGTTTCTGATATTTTTGTATTGTATGTTAATGAAGACGAAAACTCTAATGAGAAATTAAATAAATTAATGAAGAAACTAAACACGCTAGAAGGGTTTGCTGTTGCTACATTGCATGGTCTTGAACCAAAAGAAAGCGAAGTAAAGTTAGTTTCTTCAAAAGAAATAACAAAGAGTCAGTTTTTACAATTATTTGATAATACACATCCTGATTTGCAGGAAGTATCAGATGATGTTAAATTAGAATATCGTATAATGTTCGTAGATTAAGAGGAAGAAGAGAATGCCATTTACAGTTTATCAGCAATATATTCATAAAAGTCGTTATGCCCGTTATGTTCCTGAAAAGAATCGCAGAGAACATTGGAATGAAACGGTTCAACGGTATGTTGATTATATTTTTAATAAAGTTAACATTGACGATGCAGTTTTAAAAAGAGAAGTTTTTGAAGCAATTTATAATCTAGAAGTTATGCCATCAATGAGATCATTGATGACTGCTGGTAAAGCTCTTGATCGTGACAATGTTGCTGGTTATAATTGTTCTTATCTTCCTATTGATGATCCAAAAGCTTTTGATGAAGCTATGTGTATTCTTATGAATGGTACAGGAGTTGGATTTTCTGTTGAGCGTCAATATGTAAATAAATTACCAGAAATTCCAGAACAACTTTATGACTGTGATACTATTATCACAGTTCGTGATTCTAAAGAGGGTTGGGCAAAGGCATTACGTATGCTTATGGCTCTTCTTTATTCTGGTGAAATTCCAAAATGGGATTTAAGTGCATTGAGACCAGCAGGTGCGCCATTAAAAACATTTGGTGGGCGTTCATCTGGTCCAGAACCATTAAATGATTTATTTAAGTTTATAGTTCGTATTTTTAAAAACGCACATGGTCGCAAACTAACATCATTAGAATGTCATGATATTATGTGTAAAATTGGTGAAGTAGTTGTTGTTGGTGGCGTTCGTCGTTCTGCAATGATTTCATTATCAAATCTTTCTGATGATCGTATGCGTCATGCAAAAGCAGGACAATGGTGGGAAGCAAATGTTCAAAGAGCTTTATCAAATAATTCAGCAGTTTATACAGAAAAGCCAGAAGTTGGTCAATTTATGCAAGAATGGCTTTCGATCTATGAGTCGAAGTCTGGAGAACGTGGTATTTTCTCCAGAGATGCTTCACAAAAGGTCGCTAAGAGAAATGGAAGAAGAGATCCATCGTTTGAATTCGGAACTAATCCCTGCTCAGAGATTATCTTGCGACCTTATCAATTCTGCAATCTCACGGAGGTCGTTATCAGAAATGATGATACTGAAGCAACTCTTGCAAGAAAGATTAGAATCGCATCAATATTGGGAACGTTTCAATCGACAATGACTAATTTCCCATATCTTCGTAAAATTTGGCAAAAGAATACAGAAGAAGAAAGGTTATTAGGCGTATCGTTTACAGGAATTTATGATTCACCAATTATGAATAATCCTGAAGATCCAGATCTACCAGAACGTCTTCAACGATTAAAACAAGTTGCTATTGATACAAATAAAGAATGGAGTGAAAAACTTGGAATTAATCAATCAACTGCGATTACATGCGTTAAGCCATCAGGGACTGTATCTCAGCTTGTGCTTTCTCCTAGCGGTATTCATCCCGGCCATGATCGTTACTACTATCGTAGGGTTAGATCGGACAATAAAGATCCTCTTACTAAGCATCTTATTGATTCTGGCGTACCTCATGAACCTGATGTCACAAAACCACACTCTACTACAGTTTTCACATTCCCTATGAAATTACCAGAAGGTTCAATAGTAAGAGAAGAAGTAGATGCTATTAAGCATTTAGAGTTGTGGCTACAATATCAACGTCATTGGTGTGAGCATAAACCATCTGTTACTATTTCTGTCAAGGAAGAAGAGTGGCCAAGAGTCGGTGCTTGGGTATATGATCATTTTAACGAAATGTCTGGTGTTTCATTCTTACCTTATGATGGTGGTACATATCGTCAGGCACCATATGAAACTGTTACTAAGGAAGAGTATGAAAAAGCTATTATAAATATACCAACCGAAGTTGATTGGGATGCTCTTGTTGAGACAACTGATCAAGTAGAAGGAACTCAAACGTTAGCTTGTTCAGCAGGGAATTGTGAAATATGAACGAAGAATGGCAAAACGGATATAAAGCAGGATACGATGAAGGATATAGAACAGCTGTATCTGATATGAAAGCTGCTTCTTCCAAAGAAGTTAAAATACAAGATCCAGGATGTTTGGAAGACTTCTATGAAGAGGCATATGGTGCTGCTGTCTATAGAAAAATGAAAAAGGAACATGACAGAAACCAGTAAAATAATATTATTATCTGACATTTACGAAACTAAAGCCAGAAAAGAAAAAGAACTTGCATATTATAAAGAACAACTAGAGATTTTAAATCAAAAGATGTTCTTTATAAGAAAAGATATTGAAATAACGACAATTTGTATCAATCTTATAGAAAATGAAATGGTGGTGGATATTAAACAATTAATAGAAGAGAAAAAAAATGATTAAAACATTTTTAAGTTTATATACTGTTTCTGTATTTTTGATGTTTTTAAATATGTCACATGCAGATCCAATAGTAGTCTCACCAATTTTACCAAATCCAGTTATGACACCAGGACTAGCAGACCCAAAAGGAACAAGAGAAAATATTTGTCTTTCTGGATATGCTGGATCTGTAAGAAATGTTTCTTCAAGAACTAAACAGCAAGCATTTGATCTCTATCATTTAGATCGCACTAAAGAAAAATATGAGGTTGATCATCTTATTAGTCTTGAACTTGGTGGTTCTAATGATATTAAAAATCTATGGCCACAGTCTTTTGAAACAAAACCATGGAATGCTCATGTGAAAGATAAACTAGAGAATAGGTTACATCGTGAAATTTGTGATGGTATTATGACTGTTGATGAAGCACAGAAAGCTATTGCAAATGATTGGATTAAAACTTATTGTGAAAAGTTTGATGATTTGGAAGAAGATTGCAAAATATATTTAAATAGGGAAAAGTAATAATGAAAATAGATGCAGAACTTTTTGATTTATGTAAAGAATTTATTAAAGAAAATAAAATAACAGAGGATTATGAAGAACTTGGAGGTCTTGATTGGCCAGAAGTTCATGAATTTATAACAAATATTTGTGGATTGGTTGGTTACTATGATAATGAGGAAGAAGATTTGGATTTTGATGAGGAATAAATATCCCGAAGGAGATTCGGGATGTGGACATATAAGGGTGAAATATTAGAAGATATAGGAGAATATATTGGTTTTGTGTATATTATTGAAAATATTGTAAATAATAAAAAATATATAGGTAAAAAAAACTTTTATTTCTCCAAAACAAAACAAATAAAAGGCAAAAAGAAAAGATATAAAATAGAATCAGATTGGAAAGAATATTATGGTTCCAGTGATTTACTTAATGAACATATTAATTTGTATGGAAAAGATAAATTTAAAAGAATTATATTAAGACTTTGTATTTCAAAAGGTGAAATGACTTATTTTGAGGCAAAGTATCAATTTGAATATGGAGTTTTGGAATCAGATATGTGGTATAATTCACATATTATGGCTAGAGTGCATAAAAAGCACTTGACATTTTTGAAAAAAGGAGTATAATATGCCTCACCCCCACAAGAATAGACCAAGAAAAGGTCGTAGAAAAATTGGTTCAAACAAACGTAAAGCACGTCGCTTGAAGGGTAGAAAGAAAAAATAATAAAATAGTAAAGGATATATTATGAAATATGTGATTTTTGTATTGTCAGTTGTTTTTGGTACTTGGAATACTGCTCAAGCGGGATTTTTAGAAGATATATTTAACAACAGTCAAATAGAACAAGTAAGCTATGGTAAGCATTCTAAGCATATAAATACCTATTCCACTGGGCATCATAATGCTTCGTGGTATAATGACCGAAGTGGACGGACAGCTTCGGGTATGAGAGCCACCTATGGTGTAGCTCATAAAACACTTCCGTTTGGAACAAGGGTATTGATTACCAATCCCTCAAATGGAAGATCAGTAACAGCCGTCGTAACCGATAGAGGGCCATTCGTTAAAGGAAGAACCTTAGACGTAAATCAAAATGTAGCTAATGCCCTCGGCTTCAAATCTCATGGAACAGCACGATTACATATGCAAGTGCAGTGACTTATTCGGTTACGCATAAAAGAAAGGTAACTATATGAAGAAGATTATCCTAGCTGTGATGACAGCTACTGCAATTGTTGCGATGAGCGGAATTGCGGAAGCAAAGGTTCATTACAGCAAGAATACTCAGTATTCAACAAACTTAGAAGAAGACTATTATAATCCATTTTCTGCAATTCTTGGAGGAGAAAATTGGAGCGTTAGTCCACGTGTTCGTTTCAAAAATAAAAAACAAGCACGTGAATATCAACAGCACGAAGAAGATCAATATGGCTTTGGCCATGCTTCAAGTTCAATTGTAGCATATGGATATGATCTTCAGCGTAGAGGATTTCGTGTATCAGAGCATCCATCTTTTGGTGGTGTTCATGCTGTTCATCATGGATGGGCACATTATGCTGGACGTGCGATTGACGTGAATGTTGGTCGTGGTATATACGAAGCTCATTCAAAATACGCATATAAGTTCGATCAATTAGCTGCTGAAGCAAGAGCGGCTGGTTATACAGTTCTCTGGCGTGTACCTGGACATTATAACCACATACACATTCAGAGATAACATAAGTAGAAGGGCGAGTCCGACGCCCTTCTTTCACCCTGGAGGATATAGTGAGTTTAGAAAAAGAAAAAGAAACAAATATACCTTCAATTGAAGATCATCATTATTTAATGTTTAATACTGATTTTAATCCAAGTTCTACTGGTGATGCAATTTCTTTTATTCTTGCAAGAAATTTAATGACAAAAAGTCGTCCTAAACAAATAAAAATGATTATTAATTCTCCAGGAGGAGAACTTCCTTCTGCGTTTGCTCTTGTTGATACTATGAAGGGTTCTAAAATTCCGATATATACATACGGACTTGGAGAAATCGCTTCTTGTGGATTACTTGCATTTATTGCTGGTGAAAAAGGACATAGATATATAACAAGAAATACTGCTATTCTTTCTCATCAATTTTCTTGGGGATCTATGGGAAAAGAACATGAGTTAATGGCGTCAGTTAAAGAATTTAATAATACAAGTCAAAGAATTATTGATCATTATAAAAAATGTACTGGTCAAACAGAGGCTGTAATTAAAAAATATTTGCTTCCTCCTGAAGATGTTTGGCTAACTTCAAAAGAAGCAATTAAATATGGACTAGCGGATCATATAGTTGATTTTTACTAAATGGAGATGAAAAAATGGCGGTGATTAGATTTAACCCTGATGATGTTTTTGGAACAGATAGTTCAGAATATGAAATTCTTACTAATGCTGTTCCAAAAATTAAGGGTATTGAAGGAGCAGTTATTGAACTTGGTACACGCAGAGGTGGATCTGCTAAAATGATTATTGATGCTCTTACTAATAATGGTGATACAAATCGTTCAATGTTTTGTATTGATCCTTATGGTAATATTGATTTTGAGTGTACAAATTTCAATCTTACTGTTGCTCATACTGGTAATATTCAAGTTAATGGAGATCCAAATTCAAAAGCACAAAGCACAGCAATAAAATATGATTACAACAATTCAATGCGTAATCGTATTATTCCATCTTTGTATTATTGTGCTTATGATAGTGGTCTGAATTTTAATTTCTTTTGTTTAGAAGACACAGAATTTTTTAATAGGTATTCAGATGGTGTTCCAGTTTATGATGAAGGCAAAAAGATAGAAAACAAATATGCATTTTGGTTTCTTGATGGTCCTCACACAAATGATATTGTTTTAAGAGAAACAAAGTTTTTTGCAGAACGCTCTCCTGTTGGTGCTGTTTCCGTAATGGATGATATATGGATGTATGAACATGATGAAATTATTGAATCATATATGTTTGAAAATGGATGGGAAATTCTTGAAAAAGGCTCTGTCAAAGTTTCCTACGTTAAGCAAAAATAATGAAATATTTCTAGAAGTTGTTGCTACTGTTATTCTAATAACAGGAGTTGGGCTGACTTCTTTTAATATATTTCCGATGAATATATATATTAGTCTTATTGGTAATTTTTTATGGCTAATATTAGGAATATGTTGGAAAAAGTGGTCACTTATCATAATTCAAGTTGTTGTTACTATAATATATATAGTAGGAATGCTAAAATATCTACTTATTTGACATCATTTTGATTTTGTGGTATAATAATCACAGTCTAAATTGGAGGTAGTTATGTTGAAAAGTAATCTAGAACTGTTGGTTGAATATGACATGTATGAGCAGGGATATGATCCTACATCCATAGATGATATTAAAGAATATTGGAAAGGTCTATTAAATGACAATTGAGATTTATTCAAAGGATGGTTGTCCTAACTGCGTGAAAGCAAAACAATTACTTTCTTCTCACGGAAAGGATTATATTGAATATAAGTTAAATGAAGATTTTACAAGAGAAGTTCTTGTATCAAAGTTTCCTGAAGCAAAAACATTTCCAATAATTGTTGTTGATGGATTCAATATTGGTAGTTATGATCATCTTTTTAAGTATATCACGGAAGAAAGATTAGATAATCGTAAACTACTTAATGAAAATTATTTTGGAGCATAAAATGCAGAAGATTAAATATAATCGTGATAGTATATTAATAGATCTTCGTGAAGGTTCATGTAAGATTTTTTATATGAATCAAAATAATCAAAGAGTTGGTTTACGTTGTTCGTTAAAACCAGATCTTCTTCCTGATTCTTATTATTTAACAGAAGAACCAAAAGAAAGAGAATTTCATGCAAAAAATCCTGAAATTATTTCTGTATGGGATCTAGATAATGGGGGATGGAAACAGTTTCATATTGATTCAATACAATATGTTGAATCCGTAGATACATTTTAATATTTGGAGTTATAGATGGCATTCGTTGAAGAAAATGAAATTTCTGCTAAATCATTTGGTGGGACTGAAATTACAAAAAGAATTATTGGTGATAAAATTTCTGCTGAACTAGCGGAAGATTTTCAAATTGTTCCTTCAAGAATAAGAGATCTTAAAGAAGATAAGATTAGGATTTATTGGGCGCATGATATGGCACAAGATCCAGAATGTGCTCATTTAAAAGAACAAAACAGTAGAGACAGATTTCATAAAATGGTTTTTGTTTCTAATTGGCAAATGAATGATTTTATCAGAACTTTAGATATTCCGTTTAATACCAAACTTCAAGTTATTGAAAATGGAATTGAACCAATTGAATTAAAACCAAAACAAAAAGATAAAGTAAATATAGTATATTTTTCAACACCACAGCGTGGGTTAGAACTTGCTGTTCCTGTTGTTGATGCTTTAAGCAAAGAACATCCAGAAATTCATTTTGATGTTTTTTCATCTTTTAAAATATATGGTTGGGACGATGCTGATAAGCATTTTGAACCTCTATATGATCAAATTAGAAACCATCCTAATATGACTTATCATGGATTTGCTCCTCAAGATAAATTAAGGTCACATTTACAAGATTCTCATATTTTAGCTTATCCATCTATATGGCAAGAAACAAATTGTCGTGTATTAACAGAATCAATGTCAGCAGGTCTTCTTTGTGTACATCCTAATCTTGCTGCATTATCAGATACTTCTGGTAATATGACATTTATGTATCAGTATGATAATACACCAAATGTTCATGCTGAAACATTTTATAAATATCTAAAGAGAGCAGTTGAAGAAGTGAATAAAGATGAAATTCAAAATTATCTTAGATTTGCTAAAGCTTATGCTGATACTAGATTTAACCTAGATCGTGTAGCAACACAATGGGAATCTTTATTGATTGAATTAAAAGAAAAATATTCAAACGTTGAATCAAGAAAGTTTCCAAAGGAAATGTTTACATATAAAACCTAACTTGACATATCACCAAGGATAAAGTATAACACAATGGTTATGAGTAATAATGTAATCCTCTTTCCAAAAGAAAATAAAAATATTCAAAAAACAATATCTATTGATGAAATAAATCACAATCTTGAATTGATGAATCATTATCATATTCAAGAAACAATAACTAACATAATTCCTTTAGTTTTCAATCAACTAGAGATTTCTGGTTTTTTTAGTGAATTGGACGAAGAGGAAGATATAAAAGATGGTGCTTTCTTGATAGAAGCACTAAGATCAATAATGTGTAAACATTATGGAATTTATCATCCTTTTCAAAAATTAGCACAATCTGTTTTTATTGATGATGAAAAAGAAGAAGGTGCTTTAAGAATAGTTGATGAATTAAATGTCAGTCTTAAAGACGACAGTGAGGAAGAAAGTGATATTGATTGACTTAAACCAAACTATGTTATCTAATTTGATGTCACAGCTTGGAAATCATACTAATGCTCAAGTTGAAGAAAATATGTTTAGGCATATGGTATTAAATGCAATAAGATCATATAAACAGAAATTTGGGTCTGAATATGGTGAAATGATTATTGCTTGTGATAATACCAATTATTGGCGAAAAAAGATTTTTCCATATTATAAGGCAAACCGTAAAAAAGCAATAGCTGCATCAGAAATGAACTGGAAAGACATTTTTGAATGTATGAACAAAATTCGTGCAGAATTGAAAGAATTCTTTCCATATAGGGTAATTGACGTTGATTCAGCAGAAGCTGATGATATTATTGGCACTTTGGTCTTTGAATTTGGTCTTAATATAAATACAGGCGAAAAGATCCTTATCTTATCAGGAGATAAGGATTTTATACAATTACATACATACGCAAATGTTAAACAATTTGATCCAGTAAGAAAAAAATGGATTACAAATGACCAGCCGGAGACATATTTGAAAGAACATATTATGAAGGGAGACGCAAGCGACGGTATCCCAAATATTCTTTCTTCGGATAATTGTTTTGTTGTTGGAGAACGTCAAAGACCATTGACAAAGAAGAAAATTGATATATATTTAAAAATGAATCCTTTGAATTTTGGAAACACTGTTATTGAAAGAAACTATTCCAGAAATGCTCAATTGATTGATTTAAATAATATACCAAAGGAAATTAAAGAAAAAGTAATGGAACAGTATAAAAATCAAGAAGGACGTGATCGTTCAAAACTAATAAATTATTTTATGGTACATAAATTAAAAAATCTAACAGAATATATAAGTGAGTTTTAAGGAGAAAATAATGGTTAAAAGTTTATATGAAATTCTTGAATGGATTGGTAAGAAAAGAAAAACACAAGAAAAAATTGATGCTCTTAGACAAAATGATAGTTTTGCAATTCGTGTTATTCTTCAAGGAGCATTTGATCCAAAAGTTGAATGGCTATTGCCACCTGGAACTCCACCATATACGCCTAATCAATTAGTGGACCAACAGCATATTCTAATTAGAGAAGCTGAAAAATTACGTTATTATATTAAAGGATTTCATGATTCTTTAAATCAAAATAAAAGAGAAGCTATGTTTATTGAATTACTCGAAAGAGTAGATCCTCAAGATGCCAAACTTCTTTGTGCTATTAAGGATAAAAAAATGCCATTTCCTGGCATTACTTTGGAACATATCAGAGAAGGTTTACCGGGGTTGATCGCAGAATGAGTAAAATGTCAATTAAAAAATTTCGTAAGAACGATTATTCTCATGAAGAAGATGATTTTCGTAATTCTCCAAGTGAATATTTATTAAAAAGAAAAGAAAAAAGAGTAGAACGTGCATTAAAAACTAAAGACATTTCTTCTCTTATTGAAGATGAAGATTTTGATTATGATGATGACTATGATAAAGAGTGGTATGATAGATAATGCCTACATATGTTTTTATAGATAATTTAACTGGCGAAGAGTATGAGGAGTTTATGAAAATCTCCGAACTTGAATCGTATTTGGAATCAAATCCAAATGTAACTCAACAAGTAACTGCTCCTGCATTGCATTCTGGCCGTGGTATGGGAAAGCCAGATTCTGGATTTCGTGACGTGCTTAAACAAATAAAAAAGAATGCAAATAAAGGAATTACCAGGAGCAGCGTTAATGTTTTTTAAGGGGTATAATGCAAGAAGAATCAACAAGACGGCTAACCCGAAGAGAAAAAAGACTTCTTAGAAAAGGAAATGATCATCAAAATCCAGAAAATACTCAAGAAAAACTTAAATTTAATTTAAAACATATAGATCCATTAACACACAACCAAAAACTTACATTTCAAGCATATAATCATGGAAAGCATTTAATGCTTCTTGGTTCTGCTGGATCAGGAAAAACTTTTTTATCATTATATCTTGCATTACGTGAGGTTCTTAGTGGCTCACATGAATATAAAAAAATCTATATATGTAGATCGGCAGAGCCTTCTAAAAATGTTGGATTTCTTCCTGGCAATTTAAAAGAAAAAACTAGAGTATATGAAGCTCCATATCAAGGAATATTAACTGAGTTGTTTGGTCGTGGTGATGCTTATGAATATATGAAAAGTAAAAATATTATTGAATTTATATCTACTTCATATATACGTGGTATTACTTTAGAAAACTGTATTGTTATAGTTGATGAGACTCAAAACTTGATTTGGAATGAAACATATGCTACTATCACCCGTATTGGTAAAAACTGTAAAATTATATTTTCAGGAGATTATAGACAGAGTGATATTAGAAACCAATACAGAGATGATAATAGAAAAGAAGATATTTTAAAATTCATAGATGTTGTAAAAAGAATGAAGTCATTTGAAATGATAGAATTCACTCATGATGATATTGTAAGATCTGATATAGTTAAAGAATTTATTATAACATCAGAAAAGTTAGGATACTAATATGAGTAATACTTATTTTGTACCTAATTATTGGCCATCTCCAGTATATGGTAAGATTAATACATTTACATATAAAGCTGTAGATGATTCTATGAAAGATATAGTAGCATATTTTCTTCTTTCTGATGATAAGAAAGATATGTTATATGTAGAATATAATTCTGTTATGCAATGGCAGGATACTTGGTATATGAGGTATACTCCAGGCCAAGGTATTATGGAATGGAGAGACGATTACCCAAAAGGTGGTCTATTTGGTTCTCGTAAAAAAATTGTAATGAATCCTGGCATTGGTTGGGGAGAATGGGCGACTATAGGAAGTTTTTATCAAAATCATCCTAAGATGGACCCTTTGTCTTGCAATCCACCATCATTCCAAACTGGCACACAAACTGTTATTTGGGAATCATGGATGCAAGAATTGGTATTATCTAATGGTGATAAGTATGAAGATGTGTTAGTAATAGTATACCAGCAGTCTTGGGGTAAAAATACTGCTGGTGCTAGATATTTCTTAGCAAAAGGAATTGGTCCTGTTGCTCTTCAGTGGATTGCTCCTAATCCGAATAAAGCTGGTAGCTTTATTACAACGGCTCGTATGGATGCAAAATATACGGTGATTAATGGCTATCAGAAAGACATTTCAGCATAACTTAGTTCCAGAAGTTCATCTATCAGAGGAGTACATAGACGGAAAACGTTATTATGTGCTTCCTGATGGTCAAAAGTTTCGTTCAGTTACGACTGTTATTGGTGATCATTATCCAAAAACAGGATTAATGGAATGGAGAAAGAAAGTAGGAGAAGAACAAGCAAATAAAATTATGGTTCAAGCTTCCCGTAGAGGAACTGCTGTTCATTCTATTTGTGAAAAATATGTATTAAACGAAGAAAATTATGCAAAAGATGTAATGCCATCTCATCTTCAAGCGTTTAAAGATATTCAAAAAATATTAGATGAAAATGTAGATAATATTCTTGGTGTAGAGCTTCCATTATATTCTGTCGCACTTAAAACAGCAGGTAGATGTGATCTTATCGCACAGTATAATGGTATTGCATCAATTATTGATTATAAAACATCAACAAAAGAAAAAAAAGAAGAATGGATTGAAAATTATTTTGTCCAAACAACATGTTATTCTATGATGTTTGAATGGATTTATAAAATATCAATACCACAAATAGTTATAATGATTGCTGTTGATGGTGATAACCCACAACTATTTGTTAAAGACAGAAAACAATATGTTGATAAAGTTATAGATATTTTTACTTCTTGAGAAAAGACATGTCAATTAGAGGCCCAATATAATAATCCTCATTCCATAAAGAAGGAAAAAATTCTCTTCTATATCTACCACCAGAATCTATATATCCTTTTTCATAATATAGTTTTACTATATTTTCAAAAGATTCAAAATCATCTTTTATCATGTTCTCCATGCATCAATGCCTTTAATAGAGTTCTATCGTTTTCGTCTTTATACGGAGTTAGATCTAAATCTGGAGGAACACTTGATAATTTTTCATGTGCACAACCTTTTATATATTTATTATAATGAGAACTATATTTGTCCCAATTAACTCCAGATTTTCTAACAGCTTCTTTTTCTTGTTCCATAGCAATATGATGAGCATGTTGATAATCTAAACCGAATAAATCTATCAATGCTTTTTCTGTTCTTTCATGAATTATTAAAAACGGTGTAATATCAATATTATCATCCATTAGTTTTAAATGACGATCAATATATATTGTTTTACCATCATTTGAATATCCAGCAACATATGGAACATCATAAGATTTATTAATTTTAAATTTTTCTTTCATACGATTTTTAAATTTAGGATCTTCAACGTATTTGTGATTTTTAAATGAATGCATCGCTTAATTCTTCCAAATTTATAATTTTAGAATCTCTATTTAATAATTTTAATAATTCTTCATTATTATTGTTCCATTTTTCACCATCCCACCATTCAAAACCATTTATATTAGTTTTATAGATAGAATTTAATCCATAAACAGGACCAATATATAGATATTTATGTCCTAATTTTTTAGCTGCTTCAACTTCATAATCAATAAGCATTCTTCCTATAGAAGCTTTTGGTTCAGAATAATCCCATACAGAAAATTGACTTTCAACTCCACCTTCATATTTTACCATTTTTGTATATGCAACTAATTTATGTGTTTTTTTGTTGTAAACAAAAACACCAGAACTTCTATCAAGATCAGTATCTAATTTGTATCTTTTTTTAAATTTTTTAAGATTAATAAATGTAATATATACATCTATTACTTCTTCAGACATATTAAATTTATCTAGATAATGAAATGAATAATTTTGTAAAATTTTATTTTGTTTTTGTGGTTTGTAATCATCTAATTTTAATCTTGATGATCTACATGTGTACCAAATATTATCATAAATCAACCAGCCTTTTTCAAGTGCTTCTGATTCTTTGGTATCTTCTAAATCTAAAGATAGTTTAACTAATTGTAAATCTAGGTCTTCTTGGTTGCCATATAGATGGCTAATTTTTGTTTTCATGTTTCCTTTCTCTATTGAAGAAACATTTTATTTTCAATAGAGACAAAACTAAATTCGCCTATTATTTAGACAAAAGAAGACCGGCACTTGAGTTTAATAACATCAGAGGTACCGGCCATACTAATATTATTTATATAAATTTTTATTTTATAAAGAACTGATTATAATTTTTTCTACAACATCAGCCGCTACTTCTTCACCAACTTTAACAGATTCTTTTTCTACTTCATCTACAATATCTTTGATATGTTCACGAAGTTCTGTTGTTTTGTTCTTTAATTTAAATATTTTACGTAACGTATAATCAAATAAAGGAACAACTAATGTTGATGCAGCTACAGTTGTAGCCCCTAAAATTATTCCTGGAACAAGTGCTGCTTCTACAATAGCAGCACCAGCAGTTACAACTATAACTGTAGCAATAGTTTTATTGGTGTTTTCAGTTTTCATTACTTTACAAAATTACCGTTTACAACAACAACTTTACCATCAACTTCAACTAAAATAGGACTAATAGTAGCACCAGCTTTATGTACTTTAGTAGTTGTAGTAGGTGTAGCATTAACAGCCTGACAAATAATCTGTGCAATCTGAGCAGCGGTTAAGACAGTTGTAGATGCATTTAGAATCTGTGCAATTGTAGTAGCAGCAGGAACAAATCCACATGCAGTTTTTGTTACAACAGCAACATCATTAACAACTGTAGTCGTTGTTGAAATAACAGTAGTTGATGATGGAGCATTACAACCAGCAACTGCTAGTCCTAAAGCACCTGCTGTTAGCAGTGCAATATATTTTCTCATTTCATTCTCCTTGTGTGTTTGGAACCCAACCATATAAAATATCCCAATGATATCCAGGAATGTCATATGGTTCAGATGGATGTGTATTTTTTGCTAAGAAAATTAAAAAACCTATGACACCAACAGCAATTGCTGCCTGTGGAATAAATGGTGCTAATATTTTTGCTAAATCTTCAGCAGTAGTCAATACTGCTAATTCTTCGTCTTTACTTTCAATGATTTTTAACAAATCTCCCCAATCAACATCTTTCATAAGTTGTAAAATTTGGATTATTTGACTTAAAGGAATTGCTCCAGAAGGTATTTCTAAAGCACTTTTATGGTCTGTTAAATCATTTAAAATATATTGAGTCATTTATCTTTTGGAGGTTCTGTATAAAGAGCTTTCTTAACAGTAGTAACCTGTGTGATTGCTCTCATAACCGCCATAAGAATAGCAGAACCAATAGTGGTCCATGCAGCAGAATCTGGATGATTAATTAAAGTAGCCCAATCAGTTTGTGCAAGAACACCAAATGCTGCTAATAAAGCAGCAGCAATATACGTCTTATATCCATTAAGCATATTCATCTCCTTAATAATAAATTACCACAATTAGGTGGACGTGTTATTTAGTTCAATAAAACTTTTGTCTTTTTCGGATGAAAAAATAACTTTTTTAATTTTAAAATGATTTATAGCCTGTTTACATCCAGAACAAGGCTCAGAATAACCATCAGACCAGTCTACATGATCTTTTGATAATTTTTTAACTCTATAGATATATAGAGTAGCTTTTGATAATTCTTCAGCATCAACATGACGAAGAGCATTAATAATACAATCTACTTCTGCGTGTTTGAAAATAGCTTCTATATTTTTAGAAAATCTTTTCTGCAATGGATGTGTCTTATAAGAATTATACCCAACAGAAATAATATCATTACGAATTACCAAACTAGCAGATAATTTTGCTCTATTTTGAGAGTTACTATTGTTTATAGCCATCCTTCGTGTGAAGGCCATATATTTTTCATCACGTGAAGTTATCATAACATATTATATAATTATTGAATTTGATAAATCGCAGTCCCACAAGATGGTTTAATAACTGGGCTTCTTTCCCATGGTCTAAGCCAACCATAATGCCAAGTACCGCCAACACAATACATTCCACGATGAACAGGAACAGACCAATCCCCAACAAATGGTGGGTCTTGAACTGGATTGTAATAAGTACCATATGGCGCTGAAATAGCAATAGAACTAAAAAGTAAAGCAAAAGTTAAAATAATATATTTCATTTTTGACCTCATTCAATTAACCAAAATAATTTAAATCTGCTAAAATAAAACCTGATACTACCATAAGTAAAAAGAAAATTACCATACGAAAAATCATTATAGTTTTATGATTCATTTGATTTCTCCCAATGGAACATAATCACCCATTAAATACCAATATATTCCACTAATAATAAGCATCAGTAAAAATGCTGAAATTATTGTAATTGGTGTAAGAGGTTTATCTTCCATTTTTTTAATCCTCAGAAAAAGGGCTGCTGCTGGAGAGAATCGAACTCCCAATCTACTGATTACTAATCAGTTGCCTTACCATTGGGCCACAGCAGCATATTTTTTTAATATGGCATAATAGGATAACATATCCTAACATACGTGTAATCAATTATTCTACCCCAAGCATCAATTATAGGTTCTGCTCTTTGCATACGACAAGGGGGAAGTGGAGCAGCTTGTACTGGAATTCCAGCAGTAATGTTGTTTACATTTACCTGAACATTTACTTGAGGAGGAGAAGAAACTTCTACAGGAACAGGAACTTCCTTCACCACAGTTTTATAATATTTCTTAACTACAGTTGTGTTTTTCTTAACATGACGATTATCATTATATATATTATACTGAGCATCGCCAAAATTTAAAAAATCATCGTTGAATGCTTTTGCTTGAGAAGTAAGAGCAACAACACATAGAATAGTCAAGAATATATTTTTCATTTTACCACCCGTAATAACCACCATATGGATAACCATAACCATAAGCAGGACGACCATAGTAACCACCGTAGCCACCGTAGTAACCACCACCATTAGCAATTGCACCACCAATAATTCCACCAAGTAGAGCAGCACCAGCACCAATACCTAGTGCAGCACCATAACCACCATAACCATAACCGTAACCGCCATAATATCCACGACCATAACCCCAACCACCGCCACGATACCATGCATTTGCTGGCGCAACAGCAGCAAGTGAAATTCCAATAATTGTCAGTAGTGTGATAACTTTCTTTTTCATGTTTCTCTCCATTAAAAGTGGACTAACCTTTGATCCACACGGATCTATTTTTGGCGATCAACCCATAATTATATAGTTGTCTCTACAAATATACACCTTAATGCATATATGAAGAGACAACCGAAGTTGTCTCTCTTTTTATTAACCTACAGTATACTTCTGTACCTTAGAACCATTGCGTGAAGTAAACGTCTTCAACGTAATCTTTACACCCTGATTACGAAGACGATAAATCATATCATGTGGATTAGCAACACCATAACGTGTAGCAATCTGCTTTGCAGTTAGTGGTTGCTTCTTTGTAACTAGAGTGTCATAAATCTTATCAAGTGTAGTCTTAGCCATTATATATTCTCCATTTTAAATTAATTGGATTTCTCCAACGCAATATTCCCTTTCGGGAATTCTTTAATCATTCTTATCCATAGAAGCTGCCTCTTTAACAAGAGAAATAACTTCTTCAATGGAAGAACAAAGAATCTTTGATGTCACCCATTCATCATCTGATGAGCGGCCTCCTACTTCAACCATAAAACCATTGTCATACATATAAACTGTAAAAGATTCATTTACCTTCACAATTTTGTCACTGATTTTCATATTATAACCTTTTTTTTAAGAAAGTCAAGAATATCATGAAAACTTATTATTTAAAAAAACTCTTTACCAATTTTATATAAACAAGTTTTCATGATTTGATCATTATACCATACTTTTATTAATTGTCAAGTCCTTCATATGCTTCAATATCTAAATCATCTTTCTTATTGTCTACAATTATATATTGAGCGTCCTTATCCAATTCCATATGTGCTTCTACCAATTCTCTAACTTTATAAAGTCTATTAAGAACATCTGATAGAGTATCAATAACAGACTTGTCATTATATCCTTCTTGAATATCTGTTATTGCAGAATCAAGATTTGTATCTATAGAATAATCAATGTGATATTTCATAATATCACCATCTTTGATCGTTTCTTTTAATTCAAGGGGTGGAAACAGAAGATTTTTTATTTCTTCTATTTTTATTTCTGCGGGTGTTTCTGGATTTTTCTTTTTCACTGTAAACATACCAAACATATTAACATCCTTTAATTTGTTCGTTTTCGTCCAATTTGATATTTTGCTTCTAAAGTCCACTCATTTTTTTCTTTATAATTTAATACTTTAATTTGATTCATTGGAGCAATTGGATCTTTTATTGATTCAGGATCAATAATTGTCAACAATCCCCAATCTTGAAGTAACTCTGCTATTTTATTACGGCGTCCCATATCTTCTTCAGAAAAATTTGATGGCTTACCATCTAAAATAAACATTTCCTTAAAATGTACTATGTAATAGTGTCCTTGCTTATGAAAAATATGACAAGATTGATAAAGTTTGTTTTCTTTACGGGAAGCAACACCAATTCTTGTGAGTGTTTCTTTAATCTTCAGAAAAGACTCTTCTCCATCTATTTTTACCTCAATTAATGAATCTAAAATATCATTCATGTTTCACCCTTTTCTTATTATTATAAAGACATAATCTATGTCTCTGGTGTTGTCCTTTTTAAAATAAATTCAACTTGTTCTTTATTTAGTATACTTAAAACTTCTTTTGCTTTTGATAAACTATACCCATAATATTGTTGTATAGCTTGTAAAACTTCCTGATTTTCTTTTTTTAACCATTTTGAATATCTTTTATTCTTTCTTAGAGAATTAAAATAATAATCATGCTGTAGCTTATTATCTAAAGTATTAGCAATATTCATTTCATTAGCATAAAAAATTGTATCAGGAAAATAAGAGAAATATCTATTTGTTAAAAATGGGTTATAATCTTCTTCATTTTCAAGAATTCCTTTCTTTTCATAAGAAAGGTCTTTCATTATATCAAACATGTTCATTGATAAAATCCATTAACCATTAGTTCAGAAAAGAATGACATAAGATTAATTTCTTGATCAGCAACAAATGCAGCTTGATATTGATATTTATTTATCAGTTCAATAAATGGTGGAACAAATTGTGGCTTCATATTTTCAGAAGATGCATCATATAGTTTTCTGAATAAAGAATTGACATTTGAATCAATATTTTCAGATACCCATTTACGAACTTCTGTAAAATTTTTGTCTTTTACTAATTCAATTAATTGTTTAATTGCAATTTCTTGAAGGTTAATAAGAATGCCAGAATCAATTGCTCCTGTTGTAGAATAACGCTGTAGTTCATTAATAATACGCCGACAGTCAGGAAAATATTTGTTTATAACTTCAGCAACTACAGGTTTATCATATGTTACATTTTCCATATCAAGAATATGACAAACTCTTTTAAAGAATTGAGTTGCAAGTTTAACTGCGTCTTTTTTTGTAATTTTAAATTCAACCACTGAACATCTTGAATGTAGTGGTTCAATAATTCTGTTAGCATAGTTACATGTAAGAATAAATCCACAATTACGTGAAAATTCTTCCATAAAATTTCTCAATGCAGGTTGAGTACTATTTGGATTTAGATAGTCTGCTTCATCAAGGATAACATATTTTCTTCCACCTGATAGAGAAACAGTGGATGCAAAATTTAGTATTTCGTTTCTTAATGTATCAATATTACCATTCATAGATCCGTTTATTACAATATAATCACAATCAAGCTCTTCAAGCATAGCTTTAGCTACTGTTGTTTTACCAACACCAGCAGAACCAGATAGAATAAGGTTTGGAATATTTTTTTGATCAACAAATTGTTGAAAAAGAGATTTTAGATCATTTGTGAGAACTGTTTCATCAATCGTATTTGGTCTATAGCGTTCAACCCACAAGAATTCTTCATTCATAAAGCTCTCCATAATATAAAAAGTATAGGGGGATTTCTCCCCCTATTATATCAGAAACTTGATGTACTTTCAACCGCAATAAAATATTCTACTTCATTATTATGAAACATTGATATTCCTTTTGAAGAAATATCTACAGTATAATCTCCTGGAAGAATTTTAATATTCTCTGACTTGAAAATAGCACGAAAATTATTTGATGCTTCACCAATTTCAATAGAATAAAAATCACCAGAAGGATTTTTACTATCTGCTGCTTCTAGATATACTTTTCCATTTCTTCCTGAAAAAATAATTTCAGGAACAGAAAGTACTCCAAGTGCCTTTTCAACTGCTTTCAAATTATCATTTGTTAGTGTTACTGATACATCAACAGATGGTAATTTTAAGTTCTTTTCTGGAACTTTAATAATAGTTGATTCGTCTGAATATGTCAATTGAACACTCTTGAAACCATCAGAGAATGTCAATGCAGTTTCTCCAAAATCAATGTTTGGTTCATCAAAAAGACTAAGAGTTGATATGAATCTACTCAGATTATAGATTGCAAAGCGACGAGGAAAATCAGTTGGAACCTTCGCTTTTGCTTTTATTGTTTTAGTACTAGAAATTGTTTCTAATATATTTCCTTCCTTAATAACAATAGAAGGGTTAATAGTAGCAAAATTCTTTAGCACAGTGATTGTATTAGCATCAATCTTCATAATATAAGTTCCTTTCACTTATTTATTTTTCTTTCCACCTAACTTAGCTGGATCTGCTGTTGCTGATGCACCAACTGAAGCAATATCAGCAAGAGAACCACCAAAGATATAAGTACCAACATGGGACAACACCATCCATGGACAGAACCAAGTTTTTAGTTCAATAGCTTGTGCCTTCTGACAGAACCAATAATCTTCTGATAGATATCTCTTAGAAACTGGATCAATTTCTGCTTGGAAGTACATAAGAATTTCACGTGATCCATCAAAATGTTCTGTACGAACATGATCTGGTTTATAGCTATATTGATCTTTATATGCGTCTTCAAACTTTTTCATTGCTTGCTTAGAAACCATCATAAATCCAGTTCCAATTTCAAGAACTTCAACTGGTTCATTGAGAGGAATGGAACCTTGGTTTCCTTTTGGATTAAAGACATAATCGCCAACAAACTTCTCAAGAACATTTGGGTCTTCATCAGCAACGCCTTTATCAACTGCATGTTTGATCTTTTCCCAAGAAATACATTTCTTTGGATATGGACCACCAATAATATCATACTTGTCTGTTTCATTGGCTTGTAATGCCATAAGAGCAATAACATCTTGTGGATTAAAACCAATATCAGAGTCGATAAACATCATATGCTGACAATCAGAACGCATAAATTCATCACAGCAATAATTTCTTGCTCTAGTTACTAATGACTCATTAAATAGAAAATAAAACTGTAGTGGAATACCGTATTTTGTACAAAGAGCAGAAAGATCTGCAATTGATCGTGCAAACATACCTGCGCATTGACCACCATACATTGGTGCAGCAACAAATAGTTTATTTTCACGAAGCTTTTCAATAGGGATTTGGATTTCCATAATTTATTCACCTTTCTTATGCTGTTATAGAGCCTTTAAAATTACATGTTTCACAATTAACTGTTTTTCTAGGAGGGTTTGAACATAATAATGTTCCTGGCCATGACTCAACTAATTCATCACCGCATTTTGGACAAGCTATTCCAGTTCCATTTGCTTTTGAATTAGAATAAATTTCTGACCATTTTTCTTTTTCATAATCATCTAACGATTTCATTTTTCTCCTTTATAATGATCATTATAAAGCATCATTAATGTATAATGAAGGACTTTCATTAAATCTTGTTTATTAGATCCTTTCTTTTTTCCGTAACGCCAAAGATATTTGATTGCTGTATTTCTAAAAGTTGGCATAGAATCGCCAAGAGCTAACCATACATCAAAACATTCTATATTTTGTTCTTCAGTCATATAATGTTGACCATATGTCTTATCTATATAGTCATGAAAATCAGATATAATCTGATCTTCTTTGTATTTGTATTTTGGTTTTACACTACCATTTGAATTGATTGATATTGTATTAAAAGGTTTTCCATTTTCAAAAGTATATTGGTCGCTCATTCGTATAATACCTTATTAATATTAGGTGGTTTCCAACCATCTGGTTTTAAGATTTTTCCATCTGCACGTCTAACTGGCTTACCATCTACTAGTTTTGCCATGTTTGATCTATGGACTTCATCGAATACTCTGTCGAGTGGAATCCCATAAGATACAGCAGTGCCACAAACAATGTAAATGATATCAGCGAGTTCTTTAGCAATATTCTCCAAATCATTCCTACATTCACCTTGTATGTATTCCTCATATTCTTCCTTCAACAATCTTAGACGAAGTTCACGTTCTTCAGGTTCAGGAAACTCTGGTTTTGTTCCAACTTTTTGACCAACTGCTGTTTGAAACTCTTTTACATCAATGAACATGTTGCTCATTTATATATTCCTTTAAAAGTTTAGAAGTCTCTTCTTTTCCTAAATGATGTTCAAGAATTTCTTTAACTCTTTGCATCATTCCACAGGCAAGCATTATTTGTTCGTTACCTGTTTGACAAACAGTAATTTGTTCATCAATTGGTTGCATTAATTGTGATATATGTTCAAGCTTATCAGCATCTTCACTCATATTGTATTCCTTTCAAGGTTTTAATTGTTTTAATTTCTACATTTTTAATTTCACAAACTTTTTCAACTAATTTTTGTGGAGTTAATGTTACTGATTTACATTTTGGTATATCAATTCCACCTTTTGTTAAGATAGAAGCTGCATATAATGAACAAACTTCTGAATCATAATTAGGAGTGATATCAAGCCCCAACATAGCAGCGCCCAAGTAATGATACGATCTTCCCAATTTTGATAATGCATCGTCTTCTAGTTCCTTAGTCCATTTTATATTAGTATGAACAATATCTACTGGTAAATTGTCTCCAAGATATCTTAATCTAACTCCACCTTTGAAATATGCATCAATAACATATGGTCTATTATGCAAAGTCCATACTATACCTACATGAGTATATATTCCTCTTGTCCAATAAGAAATTGCATTACCTAAAATAGAACCATCATTTCTCCATGCAAGAAGATCTCCAGGTTTTACTATATTAGATCGAAATTTATTATACATCTATAATTGTCTCTTGGTTGACTAGAACAATGATATCTTAATCCATCAAACATAACAAATCTTCCCTTTTTAGGGGTAACTCTTATATGTTCTTTTAACTGAACATTTTGAGATCCAAATGGAGTATTTTCCATTGTTTGTTCATAAAGTATAGTATCACCATCTGTATCATTCATATAATAGACACAGGCATAATGAGGTTCTGGTATATCAATATGAATACCATTATGCTCCTTTATGAACTTATTGTCAAGAGGCATTTGAAGAAATGCTCTATTAAAATAAATATCTTTTATTGATATTTTTGTTTTTTCTAAAAAATGATTTATAATTGGAACAGAAACTGCTTCGTATAAATCTGACAACACACCATGTTCTGGATGTTTAAATAACATATTAAATCCATATGATGGGTATTTTGTTTTTGTTGGTGAATATGACATATCATCAACAAAAGTCCAAGAAGGATATTTCATAACAATGTCATGAAAGTCATCTTGAAGATTTTTTGGTATTATATCATCAATTATAACAGTTTCTTTTAAGACTGAATCCAAACAGGTGCCTCACGTTTTTTCCATGAATGTAAATTTGTTTTACCGTTTTTATAATAATTACGGTAGTTTGTAATTGGATCATCAGAGATAATATATTTATCATCCATACAAGATGGCATTGGTGTCCAATCATAATCTTCTAATTTTTTAGGAGGTGATTGTAACATGTAACTTAGTTCACCAGAACACTTATGTTTTTTATCATAACGATATGTATATTCATCCATCAAAGCAAACATGTGTTCAACTAACCAATTATAATTCTCAATGCTCCTACGAACCCATACAGCAGACGCATGATTAATATGTGTAGCTTTGTAAAGAATTGGTTCACGTGAGTCATATAATTCATACCTTTTTGCTTTTCTTCCTGATTCAGAAACATATTGTATTTCTTTACCATCAAGAACACGATGTGCTGTTGATAGAAGTTGTGCGCTTTCTAAAATCATTTTAACAACATGACGATCAACCATCATTTGTGCAGCTTCTACAGCATCTTTACTTAGGTAAAAGATATTCATTTTTTATCCCAATATACGAACAATTTAATCCAAATATACACCATAAAAAATATAATTGCAAATAGAATTATGTCTTCTATGTGATGTATTTTTTCATTTAGTTCATTAAATGGAAAATATTTCACAATTTTTTCTCCATAATATATGCATCATATCCAGGTGCATAATAGTCTTTTTCTGATCCTATTATATTATAGCCGTTTTTGTTGTAAATGTCAATAGCCTTTTTGTTGTTTACATACACTTCAAGGATTATTCGTTTAAATGATTCCGCTCTTTCGTTTACAAACTCTAACAAAAATTTACTTAATTTGTGTTTACGAAATTGAGGAACTATTGCAAATGATTCTAACCCCAAAGTTTCTTCATTTTCAAATCTTAATATTATTTCACCAGCAGGAAGATTATCAACCATTAGTAGATAACATTCATTTCCATTTTTGAAACAATCATTATAATATTCCATATCTTCATGAAATATTTTATCGAAACTTACGTCGTCTATATTCTTCAAGAGTACGGCATCTGCTAATCTTGCTGGTATTATCTTTTTTTCCATTTTCTGAACGCCTGATCTTTATGAAATTTATTAGCTTTATCAAAAAATCTAATCCCATCTAAATGATCCATTTCATGTTGAAATACTCTTGCTGACATTCCAATAAATTGTCTAGTTTCAACATCACCGTTAGGTGTATTAAATCTAACCCTAACCATTGAAGGTCTTTTTACTTTAACAAGAAGACCTGGATAACTAAGACAACCTTCTTCTAAAACAATTTGATCTGTGGATCTACCAACAATCTTTGGGTTAAAACAAACAAAGTTTTCTGGTGCTCCTCTCATTGCAAATATACGATAAGGAACTCCTACTTGATTTGCGGCCAATCCTAATCCATTTTTTTCATACATAAATTTCATAAGATTTTGTGCAAATTCAAATGGATCAAAAGGTGCTGATTGGAAGTCAAAATCATGACATTTAGAAGTCAAATATTCATCATTAAATTCCATAATTTCCTCACATTAGACTTTTAGCATATTTACAACGATTAGCAAATCCATCACCATTTTCTGGATGATCAGTAGTATATCCACGTGGACGTTCATAAGAAATAGCCAATAATAAAGCATCATCAATATTAGTAGTCTTTTTTAATTTAGAACCAAGTGACTTTTCAGAACCTTTTGTGAGTTCCCAATTAACGAATCGTGCTTGCGTATCAAGATCACCAATTGGTTTATTTAAACTTGTTGCAAATCTTTCAAGATCAGCAAGTCTATTACCTCTCCACTGTGCAATACCAAATGCGGTATGTTTATCACCCCAAACATTACAACGAAGATCCGTATAAGATTCCTGCATAAACTGACCACACATAGCCGCCGCCTGAAAATCAGTCCAACCAAGAGACATTAGAACGTTCTTAACATAAAGAGGACGGTTTTTACCTTTTAATGTATTGGGGTCTATTACTGGTTGATTATCTGTTCTTTTAAATAATTTAAACATATATTTCTCCTAATTATTCACATAAATATTTTTTAAATTTTTCTTTATTTTTTTCATATGTCCCTAAACCATTATTACACGCAACACACAAAAGACCTCTATATAACCCCGTTTTATGATCATGATCTACTTGTGGTAGATTCATTTCTTTTTCGCATATTTTACATTTTCCATTTTGTTTTAATAATTCTTCTTGATATTTTTCATAGGTTATATCTATAATACCTTTTCTTTTCCAATTTTTTTCCATAAGAATAGATTTATTGTTTTCTCTATATTTCAGTGCCTTATCACTATCATATATTTCAGACCAATAATTTGGATTTTCTTTTACTTGTTTTTCTCTCCATTTTTTATTTAATTCTCTAATTCTTTCTTTATTTTTTTGGTTATAGAGTCTATTATAATTTGGATTTGATCTTTCTGGTAAATCATCATGTAATTCTCTCTTTTTTCTCATATTTTTCTCCTAAAAGTTTTTATTTGTATTTATATGAGAAAACGCAAAAATTTATTCAATTGTTGAAAAATTCTTTATTTTTTTAAAATGAACTACATGGGTGAATTTCTCCGTCATTTGTTCTTTATGTGAAATAATAATAATATTATTGTCCTTTGATACATCATTTACAACATTCATAAGATAACTAACTGAATTATTATCTAATGATGAGTCAAGTATTTCATCAAATATTAAAAGATTTGTATTAATAGAATTACGCAACTTTGCTATTGCTCTCCAAGTAAACAGTAATGCCAAATCAATCTTTTGCTTTTCTCCCTCTGAAAAAGAAGAATAAGTGAAAGAATCTCTGAAACGTGATTTTATTGTTTCGCTGAAATTTTCATCTAATTCAAACTCACAAAAAAGCTCAAATTCAGCCAAATACTTGTTTATAAGCTTATTTATGATTGGTATATATTGTTTTATAATTTTTGACTTAATTCCATCATCTTTTAACAATGTACTAGCAAAACTAAGAACAGTCTTATCTTCTGATAACTTATTGTAACGATCTTCAATTTCTTTTGATTGTTTTTCAAAATCATTGATTTTATTTTCTGAATTAACATTATGTATTTTTTTAATCTTTTCTATATCCTGCTCAAGTTTTTTAATGTATTTTTCTGAAGACTGTACATTAGTTTTTACCCTAATCTTTTCCATTTCAAGGTCTTGGATTTCAGAATTTGTTTTCATAATCTCTTTAAGATTATTATTAAGTACATCATACTCATCAGATAGCTTTTTAAGACCATCATTTATTTTATCTATTTCACAGTTTTTTTCTGTGATTTGTGCATGTTTAAAGTCTTTATCAATTTCTTGCTTACAAGTTGGACAAGAATCATTAGTTTCAAAGAATTTAATGTTTTCATTTAAAATATTTGATTTTGCCTCAATTTGATGACGTAATTTTGATAGCTTGTTTATTTTATTTGAAATATTATCTTTTTCTACAATATTGCTTTCTAATTCCTTTATTTGTTTAGATATTTGTTTCAAATAAATATTTAATTCTTTAATTTGTTCTTGTGCATCTTCAATTAACTTTTTCTTTTCATCTATCATTTTTTCGTTATTATTTTGAAGTTCAACTAAATGTTGTTTTGTCATTTCAATCTTTGATTCAATAACTTTCTTTTCAGTAATAATATTATTCATTTCATCTTTATTAATAAGAAGTTTGTCTTTTAATAAAGAATTCATTACTGTGAAAATCTGTAATCCTAAAAGATCTTCAATGATATCTCTTCTTTGTGCTGCTGGTAATTGCATAAATGGTTGAAATGTCGCAGTTCCAAGAACAACAACTTGACAAAATGATTTATGATTTACTTTGATAATTTGTTTTTCAAGTATATCTTGATAATCAGCAATATCTGCTGATTGATTAAGAAGAGAACCGTTTTGATAAACTTCAAATATTGTTGGTTTAATACCACGAACAACTTTATATTCTACAGAACCAATAGAAAATTCTACTTCAACAACCAATCCTTTTTGTGTTATAGAATTAACAAGTTGAGGTTTATTAATTTTTCTGAATGGTTTTCCAAATAAACCAAAAGATAAAGCATCAAGAATAGTTGACTTACCAGCACCGTTAGCACCAATAACTAATGTAGTGTCTTTGGAACATAGATCAAACTCTGTAAATTGATTTCCAGTAGAAAGCAAATTACACCATTTTATTTTCTTAAAATATATCATTTTAATCCAATCAATTCACAATCTGCATCAGTTTCAATCCAAAGTTTAGCACCACAAGGTCTTGGTTTTTCTGGACGATATATCATTCTTGATGGACCGTTAATTATAACTTCCATACAATATTGAACTTTACCATTTTCTTCAACACGACAAACAGGGTTTGATTCACCACGTTTTGCATTTTGTTGAATGATATTTCTGTTTATGTGTATTATTTTCATTCAATTTCCAATGCTTCATGATATAAATCAATAATAGTTGCTTCTAATTTTTCTTTATTAACACCTTTAATATCTCTAGTCTCAATATATTTTTTACATATATCAATAGTTGATTCTGCTTCATTAACAATATCTTGATCTTCTTCCATACCAAGATTCAGATGATCTTCTACTATCTGAATTTCAATAGGATTTACTTTCTCAATACTATCAATAAAACGATCAAAGAAATATGGATTGTTTTTTTGTGTGACTATTACTTTAAGAATACAATCTGCATATTCACTTACGTCAATCTTTTCCATAAGATTTGCATGTTGATCGTTATACCATACTTTTTTAAACATACTATATGGGTTTTGAATAAATGTTAATTCTCTTGTTTGTGTGTCAAATACATTAAACCCTCTAGGATCGTTATAATCAGACCAAGTATACTCTCCAGGACTACCCAAATAGTGAATATTACCACGGCTTGAACGATGATGATAGTGGCCAGAACAGACAATATCAAAGCGTCCAAACAAAGTTGGATCGTCGCCATGAGACATGACTGATCCTTTGTACATTTCGAATCCCTGTAATTCAAGATGACCGAACGCAATTTGTGCATTAGTTTTCCTTATTAATTCAAAGGAATGCTCTCTATTTTCATCGCAAATCCAAGGAATTAATAATATCTTAGTTTCACCGAACATTACTTCAGTTGTTTTATCATATATATTTAGTGGGTAACGATTAAAAAGTTCAGTAAAAGAACTAATAATATTAGTATTTTTATGATAAACATCATGGTTGCCTAGTATTTGATGCCAATCAATATTACGGTTCAAAGCTGGTTCTATTAAGTCCTTCCTAAGACGATTAGCTGTATTGATGTTAATATATTTACGACGATCAATAATATCACCACAGTGAACTACAGTGTGTATATTGTTGTCATCAAGATATTTAAAAAAGACATTATCATAGAACCTTTTCATATAGTCATGAAAAGCCGTGGAATCATTTCTGATTCCAGCATGAGAATCGGTAATAAGTGCGATTTTCATTAAAACCTGCGTGTTGTCTTTTGAACGCTTTGTTTATTCAAAACTGAACTACAGTAATCTCTAATAGTCTCAAGACGAATAATTAGATTCATTCGCTCGTTTTCTTTTGTGTTTTTGTCATTGATACGCTCAACAATGTCAACAATGTTGATAGGAACCAAATGTAAATTTTTATTCATCGTTTTTCTCCTGAAAATTTTCAATACCCACCATCTTAACTGCTTTTGGTGCTTTTGTCAATACATTTTTTTCTTCAAATGATTTAACTATTTCAGATGAATATTCATTGGCTTTAAGGTGTATATTTTCAGCATCTGACCATAACTCATTCATCATAAAAGAGTTTTCAAAGTTTTTATGTTTAATATATGTTTGTTTCTTTTCCTTTTGAATACGACGAATGAAAGCATTCCATGCAATTTGTGTAAAATAAGCAAATGGATTGTTTGTTCTTTCTGGATCAAAATTATCAACAGCAGCAATACAGTCTACAATTGCATCAGCAATCATATCTATCTTATATGTGTATCCAGAGAAATTTGGTTTTTTAGCTAAATTATTACATATAAGAAGTATTGATTCACCAATATATTTTGGAACTTGTGGTTCAGAATTTTTTTTATTCTCTTTTGCCTCTTTTAATTCGTTTTTATAATGAATCATTGAACCGTAAAGTGTTTTATTATTGATATAATTATTCTTTTTTCTTGGTTTTTTAATTTCTGGATTTGACATAATTAAACCTTTACTTTTAGATTAACATTATACAATTTATATGAGAATTTCTCTTCATTATATATTTTTATTCTTTCCATGAAATGTAAAATTGTGAAATTTTTTCTATCTTTCCAAGTAAGATTATCTGCTATGTCGTATAAGGTAGCAGCAGTTTTAGTATCAGACTTACGTAACCCCCTGCCAATTGACTGAAGATTCCGTATGCGAGACTTGCTTGGGCTAGCAAAAATAATACTATGAAGATTCTTAATATTGACTCCGGTAGAAAAAGTACCAAAGCTAGCGACAATAATAGCGTTTCGTTCATTTTCAACAATCCTTCTTATCTCCTCACGTTCTTGTCCATCAACAGAACCTGATACAAAAAATACTTTTCTGTCTTCTACTTCTTTTTCTATGATATTATACAGTATTTTTCCATGTTTGTCAACAAATTGAAACAACAGTAAAGTATTACCTTCTAATGAAAGAGCTAAATTTTTAATAAAATTATTTCTCTCAGGGCATCTAACTAACCAATCTATTTCATCTTGATACTTATAAGATGATAATTGTTTTTTAATTTCATCACTGTAATTTAAAACAATTCCTTTTATTCTAAATTCTGCTAAATGTTTTTTTTCAATTAACTCAGAAGTAGATATAACTTTACGTACAGGACCAAATAAACCTTCTAATACTAATTTATGAGTTTGTGAACCATCAAGTGTTCCTGTAAATCCAAATCTATATTTACACTCTGTTAATTTTCCTAATATGGAAGTTAATGACTTAGCCTTGAAAAGATGTGCTTCGTCTCCAATAACTACATCAAAATTTGAGAAATACGTCTTAGATAATTTGTAAACCGATTGCCACGTTGTGATGGTAATAGGCTTATCTGAAACTTTATCTTGTCCAGAAAATACACGATGTACCCACATATCAGAGTTAAAACCGTAGTCAGCAAAATCAGAGGCAAGCTGAGAAACAAGAGAAGTAGTTGGAACAATAATAAGAGTGCGACTCGCATAATACCTCACTAATAGATATATAATAAAAGACTTACCAGAAGCAGTTGGTGATAATAATAAAGATCTTCGTTCTCTTATTGCATGTGTAAATGCTTCAATTTGATAATCTCTTGGTTCAAGAGTTGGTTTTAATTTAGTAATAAAATCTTTTGCTTCTTTTAATGAAAATTCTTCTGATGAAAAATCTGAAATATATTCCAGTAAATATTCTCTTGTTTTACAAAATTCTTCAATATAATTTAATAATCCAGCATATATTAAACCTGTCATTGGATTATATAGATATATAAACCCATCCCATTGTTTAGCCCTAAATGCAGGAGTAAACTTAGCTCCAGGAACAGAAAATTTAAAATAATCTTTTAGTTCATATGCAATACTTGGTTCACATTTTACTTTTATATAAACCTCATCATATTTCTCAACTTGAATTGTTTCCATTATGCTCCCATAGTAAATTTTTGCCAATCAATACCATTACGAATAACAAAATTTCTATTAATAATTGTTTTAATTATGCTTTCTAAAAAATCAATTTTTTCCTGTTGCAAACCAATTTTTAAACCTAATTCAACCACATCTTTATCTGCTTCCATGTACATTGGAATATCAGATTTAAGAACCATTCCCTTTGGAGGTAATCTCCAACCCTTATCTCTGGTTTCTTCATTTGGTCCTTGTGTTAAGAATTCATACTTATCTAATTTTAGAATCTTCATATCAGACTCAAGTTTACGAAGAATTAATCTTTCTTTAATCAAGATATTATAATATTTACTATGAAGTTTGGGAATATTTAATGACTCATCTCCTAATTCAGTTTTATCAATTTTAGTATCTTTTTCCCATAAATCCATAATCTCATCAATATTCATAAATTTCTCCAATTTGTCACTATTCTGTAATTATAACATAAAATAAAACACATGTCAAGACTTGACAATACTTTAAAATATCTGTATAATTATATTGTTAAGGAAAAAATATATTATATTGTTTTGGATATATCAAAATATGTATACTTAAATGATGCTGATGCTGTAAGATATTTAATATCTTTATCAATTGTATTAAATGAAATACCTGATAATGCTAATGGATAAGCATCAATAAATGTTACATCATAATTAATAGTTTTAATATTAGATAATATTGATAAAGTAATATCAGAATATATACTTTCACCTGTCCATGATGGTTTATTTTGAATATCAGCATATTCATTGAAATCATGAGGCTTACCTAAACCTCTAATCCAATTATGAATTTCTAGATAATTCATCATATTTTCATCAACTATAAATGTAATATCAAGATTAGCATAATCAATATGTTCACCTGGATATGGTATTTTAACAAATGGATTAGGTGTATCAACTTGTTTTAAAAATATTTTAGGTATGCTTGCTTTTTGAATAAAAAAGTTTACATGAGGAGCTTTCTTAATTAAGAACCTAAAATTAAGTTGAGAGAGATAATTAAGATTTGTTGGGGTATTATCAATTGCTGACATTAAAAACTCCTAATAGCTTTACTACTATTTAGGTAAGAAAAAAGGAGAGCCAAAGCTCTCCAGTTATTCGCCACCTTGTTTATGTGGTCTTACATTAGTATTTAGTTCTTTTTGTTTTCTAAATTCTTCCCAACGTTTTTTAGTAGCTTCTGATACTTTTTTACGTCTTTCATTAAATCCATATTTTTCCATAAAAAATACTCCCAAAGTTTCCTCTGGGAGTATTTAGTATTTGTTTTAGTTAACAATCTAACTAAAAAGTGTAGTGCCTACATGAGATTGTTGACTATGACTCTACGATAGTAAACGTTAGTGTTGATAGTAAGACCGCCAAGACCTTTAGTAAGACCCTGTGCGAATGGATTTGCAACCATTCCGTAACGAGTCTTAAAGCCAATCTTTGGCTGGAATGTACCTTGATCAACTGCACGAACCATCTGTAGTGGAACGTATGGGCAATAGAAGATACCAGCATCAAATGCTGAAGAACCCTTATAGCCAACAGTTAGGTAGTTACCGCCGATTGCGTATGGGTCAATATAGACCTTTAGGCGACCATTGAGAACACCAGCAAAAGTATTGCCAGTATCATCAACTTCTAGACGGTTTGAATTAAGAGCAGGAGCGTAATCAAGAACACCAGCCATCTGTAGTGCAGAAGCAACGTCTGAAGAACAGATAACGATGTTACCTTTACCACGACGGGTCTGCTTTGCAATTTGGTTGGCTTCACGCTCTAGCTGGAACATAAGACCTTTGAACTTCTCAACTGACCAACGGCCATTTGAATCAGTGTCAAGATCGAAAACACCAGCAGTAGTAGTGTTTAGCTGTGCACCTGGAGTAGCAGTGATGTTGATTGTACGAACAACTTCACGATTGATTTCAGCAAGAACTTCAGCTGAAAGAATGTTAGCAAGTTCAGTCTCAGCATCTAGACCATGGATTGCTTTAAGATCTTGAGCAAGTTCCATAGTGTATTCTGCTTTTAGAGCACGTGATAGTGCAGTAACAGTAACCTTCTCAATTGAGAAAGCCATCTGTGGGAAAGCATTAGCACCTGATGAATCACCGCCAAGAGCTTCTGACTGAGCAGTAGTCATACCAGCACCAGTGTTATAGGTGTTAGTAGCAGTTAGTGGTGAAGTGTTTGATGCACCTGGGATAGTACCCTTGTGACCATAACCAAAGTTATTAGCATCAACACCAGTTAGTGAACCAGCGCCAGTGAATGCAGTGTTAACTTCGTTATAGAAAGTTTCGTTGTTAGCAGTAGATGAATTGTAACCACCGCCGTCTTTCTGATCGCTGTAGCGTGAACGCATAGCGAAGATAAGACCAGTTGGACCAGTCATTGGCTGAACGCCGCAGATGTCATAAGCAATGAGATTAGGCATTGCACGACGAACTAGTGAAATAAGAACTGGGTCGAAAGTATCAATACCACCAGTACCAGCAGAAGATGAAGAACCACCCATTGCGTTAACTGGAGTTAATGAAGAAGTCTCAGTAAGAGTCTGATAGCTACCATGAGCAGCAGCCTCTGAAAGAGCCTTTTCAGTGTTCTCTAGCATAATTGCAGTTACTGAGCGACGATGCTGGTCCTTGATTGCTCCAAGAGCATCATGGTCAAGCACTGGTGCCCACTTGTTTTGAATTTCCTCGTTAAGATACATGTAATTTCCCTTTCTTTACTGAGGTTGTATTATATTTATAAATTAATTAGTTTTAACAGTTCTTGATAGAGCCTTAACGTAACGGTTCACGTTTGGATCTACTGAAACGACTTCGCCGCCAGTTTCACCTTCAAAAGTCTCTTCAACAATATTTGAAGTATGAACAGAGCTATTTACAAAATAGTTCTCTTTGATAATTTCAAGCTTTCTAGTGAAAGTTTCTAAATTACCATCAAACTCAATACCTTCTGCAAGTGCAGCAAACTTTTCCTGCTGAGTAAGAGCTAGATCAGCAGCAAGCTCATTGAAAATATCAACTTTTGCTTCTTCTGCTAAAATGCTTTTTAGTTCAACATTTTCAGTGATTGCTTCATCAAGTTTGTTTTCAAGAGTATCTACCTTTGCGGCAAGAGCCTCTAGAACTTCAATCTTATCTTCTGGAACATCAATATAATGTTCAGCAAAAAGATTCTTTAGACCACCAATAAACTCTTCCATAATTTCGTTACGTAGAGTTGATTCAATAGCAACCTCATTTTCTTTCATCCAGTTCTCAACAACATAGTCTAAATATGTTTCAATTTTTGTTGAAAGATCTTCAGAAATTACATTGACTTGCTCTTCTAGAGCAGCTTCAAACTCTTCTTCTAGACGAACAATTTCAGTAGTGATACGTGCATTAACGGCAGCTTCAAAAATAGTAGTTGCCTTCTCTTTAAACTCTTCAGTTAATTCATCATTAGAAAACATCTCTTCAACGTCTTCTGCCCAATTATTTTTTGAATCTAGTTTTGGCATTGGATAGGCAGTTTTTGGTGCTTTACCTGAAACTGCATGTGAAGGATTCATATCAATTGAAGATGAATTCTTAGCAGAATTATCACCAACACCATAATCTTTGCCTGGACCAAATTGTGCCATAGTCTTATTGAAGAAATCAAGAAGATCTGATTTAGACATTCCAGCCATAGCGCCCATAACGTCCTTCATCATTCCAGATTTTGAAGAAGCATCAGCAGTTTTATGTGCCTTAATTGATTGAGCAGCAATTGTATCCTCATCAACATTTTCTACATCTTCTGAAACTTCGTTTTCAACTACTTCTTCAGCAGAATCAACTACGTCTTCAAATTCTGTTTCGTGTTCTAGGTTAGCCATTAGAAATTTCTCCTTATTGAAAATTTATAATTATTTATACTTTAAGATTTTTTACCGCTAAAGATGTGATATATTCTTCAAAAATAGCGAATTTCTTTTCTTCAATCTCTTTAATTGACATTTTATTAATTCTTTTCTTTGTCTCATGAAGCTGTTCTTCGTGCCATGTTCCTTTTACTGGATCATATATCCATTCTACATTTTCCATAATTCCATTAACAAAACACCCAGGACCTGAAGGATCTGAAACAATATCTACAGTGGATAGTTTGAAATCTGGTTGAACAATCATAGCACCATTTGATTCTTTTAATGACCCCATACCACGTGTAGAAACTCCAGGTTGCCATCCTGTTTCAAGAAGACCCTTAACAATTTCTCCCATTGGAGTTTCTGTTATCTTTGCTTTACCATTAACATAATTACCGTCCCATTTTAGTTCAGTAATCATATGTGAAACTCTGTCTAAATTAATAGTTGGGCCTTGAGGATGATTAAGTTCACCTAATGCTCTTTTTGTATTGATCATTTCACGAATATATCTATCAACTTCTTTTTCTAGAACAGGCTTTGGATATTTTCTTCCGTTCTTATTTGTTTCTTCTGCTGTTATGAAACGACCAGCTATAAAATGATCTTTTTTACCGCTTTCGTTTAATTCGGTAATATAAGTTGTTTCTTCTGTTAATTCTGTTATAAGTTTCATTTCTTTTTGCCTTAGTATCTGTATGCTACTGGAGTTGCTCTCATATTTGATCCAACTAAAAGATCTGTTGTTTGTTTCTCAATTACAAGTTCAGCACCACCAACAATAGATGTTGATGTATATGTTTGGCCATTAGAATATTTTTGAAGTAATACAGTATTAGAACTTCCTGTGTTTACAACACGAACAAGGTTACTGTTGTAAACATTATTTGCTGTAGTATTAATATCAATTTCTTGTCCTAGAAATTTGAAAATCATATTGAGTATCCTGTGTCTGACTTTACATTTTGTGTTGTGTTTGGAACATCACCAGATGGTCTAATTGCTCCATCTGGACCTGATTCTTTTTTAGCTTTTTTCTTTTTTCCGCTTTCACCAATTAATGGCTCAACGGCTTGTGCTTCTTTAACTGACTTTTCTGGATGCTTTGCATAATAAGCACCTAATGCCATTCTTTTACGTTCTTCTTTTGACTTTCCTGCAAACTTTGGATTGTCAGAATGAATAAAATCATGAATAATATCAGAAACTGAAGTCTTTGAAGTAATTACCTCATTAACAGTTTCTTCTCTAACGCCTTTACCTGTTGCATCAACTTTTCTTTTTGATGAAGTAGGTTCATCTCCTATAAAGTTTTTACCTTTTGTGTCAATTCTTTTTTGAGCAGCAATTTGACCAGCATCTCTACTTCTTACTTTTTTAAAAAGATGTTGTTCTTTTTTTTGTGCCTTTTCATGTGGACCACGTAATTGTTCAACTTCATCTTTTGTTCTTGCACCTTTTTCATGTTGTTTAACTGCTTTAAAGAAAGCAGCACCATGTTTTTCTCTTTTTTCATGAGAAAGTGCATATTCTTTATCTAATGCTTCTTTACCAGCAACATTTTTTTCAATATATTTTTTTAATGCTGTTCTACCTTTTGCAGTATTACCAATCTCATCAAGCTCTTCAACTTCTTCTTTAGCAAGTTTACTATGAGAAATCTTACCTTCGCCTGTTGGATCTCCTTTAAAAAGTCTTACAGTTACTCTTTCTTCTTTATCAGGATGAAATTTTTTTAATAATTTTAAAGCTTGTCTGTTACTACGAACTTGAATTCCACCTGTTGGTTTATCATCTTTATCATATCCCATAGCAGTACGATATTTATTTTTAGTTTCAAAAATTTCAACTTCTTCACCATACATCATATAATCATGACAACCAGAAATCATTCCTTTTGCATTTGCGACTTTTGCTTGAACCCATGGTTCAATATGCTCTGATGAATCTAAATGCTTTAACATCATTGATGCTTTGTCAATAATAGCATTTAATTCTCTGCGAACCATGTCATGTTCGTCTTCTATATCATCAACTGCTTCTTTGATAGGTTCTTTTTTATCACCTAGAAGTAGTTTTCTAAGACCTTTTTTTTTATCTCCGCAACCACATGAGCTTTTACCACACTCTTCACATTCTTTACCTTCTTCAATTTCTACTTCTTCTTTGTATGCAGCCTTTGAAGCATCAAGATCACGACCTGTTCTTTTATTTTGTGGAGTTTTTAGTGAATACTTAACTTTTTCACCATTATATACATCTG